GTATATATATTGCCTTCTATTTCATTATATATTTCACTATGTTTATTAGAATTATTAGTTACACTATTTATAACAGCTTTTTCTTCTTTTATGACGCTGGTTGGTAATGGGGGGTCGTATTTATTTACAGTTTCGGTTTTACTCCCATTAGTATAACAACCTTTACCGCCTTTTTTTCTTTTATTTTCTGTTGCTTTCAAAAACTTATGAGTATGATGAAGTGCGATATTTTCAGTATATACTTTGGCTAATTTTCTGTAAAATATATATATCATTTCGTGCTTTTTCATAGGCATTTTTTTCGCGTTCAAGAATCCGCACGCTGCTGATTTAACCCATATTAGATCATACCTAAAACATTTTGGATTACTATTGATAAGAGTATTACCAAACTTAACACTACACGTAAAAGCCATTACCGCATCTTGTTTACATACTCTATTCACTTGATTCCAGAATAAATCTAAATCGATAAGCACGTCCCAGTGACACGAAGTTTGGGCGTAGGGCAAGTCCGCAAATAAAAAATCTATTGAATTGTCAGACAAATCTTTCATGACTTCTAAACAATCTCCGTTAATCAATTCCATATATAATTAATATAGATATTATTAAATCAAAAAGACAAATATTAACATAGATACCTTTTCTCTCTATAAACTATACAATATACCCTCTATATGTAGGTATTGTTTATGAATCTATATTCATTATCATTATATCTAGAGAGACGTTAATGTAAATCTCTTGTGATTCATAAATTTACTGAATTTAGGTTTTATATCAAGAAAATGAATAGCGACAAATATTTACCATTGTGTTTTTTCTTTTTCATAATTTACTTTTGATATATAGATTTTAAAACCTAAATTAAGTAAATTTATGTTTCTTATGTTTCATATTATGTTTAATGAAAACATATTATGTTTCATATGGTTCATAATATGGATATATACCCTAGAGAGACTTTAGGAATTTAAATTCAGTAAATTTATCTGTCTTATTTTACTGAATTTAACTTGTTTAGGTTCTATATTGAAAAAATAGAAAGCATATAATCGGTTGCCATATTTTTTTTGAGCATTTCATAATCCACGGATTGAAAATCAAGATATGGACCCTAAACAAGTTAAATTAAGATAAATAAAGTATAAATAAGTATTTAAAGTATATTCATATATATATATATCAGAAATGGAAGTTATTCTATATAATTCAGAGAATGAAATGCCAAACTACCTACGCGAATACAAAGACGAGACTTGGGATATTATAGATCAAGACCAATGGCAGCACTGGAATTACGTCCCAATATCCGAATCGCAACCATCGAAGTTCCATAGCCACGTCACTTGGAATAGCCACCGGCAAGACTACTTCAACAGAGCCCGAATCCTACGCGAAACACACAAAGCAGCCGCCATGCGTGAGTCAACCGATAATAAAATGACTTCTGCCAGCGAATATGAGGCGGAGATGGCGGAAGCGGCGGCTGAACAAGAGAGATGGGATGCGGAAGAAGCTGCTGAAGAAGCTGCTATGAAAGCCAAAGCCCTACAATCCAAGCTGGATATTAATATCGTTTCTAATACTAATCCGCCTACATCATCGAAAACATTTAAAAAACTAACACCAGCTGAAAAAGCCGCCAAAAAGGCTCTAGCAAATAAAAAATATTATGATGCCAATAAGAATAAAATTAAACCAAAAAAAACAGAGAACGATGTAATGGAATTTTGTCCTATCTGTGGAGGTGAGCATAAAGCAACACCTATAGGAAGGGCTAACCATAATGTATCATATCAACATACTACAAAACTTATACTACTTGACGCAGCATCGGGAATTATGAAAAAAAAACCAAACATTACTACTATGGAACAATCCGAATTATATATAGCGGGGTTAATCAAAAACTCTGAAGACAAATTGAATAGAAAACTTACTAGAGCTGAAATTAAGAATAAATATAAACGATTAGCAGCTCAATATTCAGTGTGAATTACTCTATTCAACGTTAATAATAAATAAATTCAAATTTATTATTAATAATATTTTATTGGTCCTCTTCGTCACTGCTGCATTGCCTATCACCATAATCGGCATCAGAGTCTGTATCGTCGCCGTCATTATTGATACAAGCAACACACATCACGTTCCGCAGCTGTTCCTCGATAGGCAGTGTATAGAAGTCCTCATTAATCTCCATATTGCTTCTCATATTATATCTATGGTCAGTGCCTCCGCAACAGATGCATTCAACGGTAACGCAATAACACTTACTCTCGAGTCTATCGCATCCACCGCATAGGCGTTCATCTTCTTCTTCATCTAGTTGTTCTTTTTTCTTTGGCGGAGAGAACGGCATTATATATACTCTATATTATAATCTCTTTAAAACAAAATTCTACTCTATTTATAATATACTAAATATTTCACGTTTAGTATATTATTTGGGGTTCGCTCTGTATGAGACTTGAACTCACGACCTCGCGGTTAACAGCCACGCGCTCTAACCATCTGAGCTAACAAAGCATATTTTTAAACAATCTATTTATTGAGCACGAGCTAGCTTTTGCGCCTTTTTCTTTTCATAATATTTATATTGATATCCACGAATCTTTGCTTTAACTACCGGATCATTACGACGAATCCGTTGATACTCTTTCATATATGCGTTATATTTCTCTCGGTGTTTATTACGATATGTCTCGTTAAACACAGATTGTCGCGGTCTACTAGGAAGCATAGCTGGAGTTGGAGTTGGAATTGTAATATTCATATTATATATATATACTCTATATTATTTAAGTAAGTTTATTAATTTCATTCAATGCAATATCTAATCTGTAATTAGCCCATTCAAGATCAACATCATGACGTAAGAATTCTGTTTTAAAATATTTTTCTAATCCGATTGAATCTAATATCAACCCATTCGAATATTTTCCGAAGCAAGAATTGTCGCTCCAATAATGGGAATGATATCGGTTCAATTGGTCAATATATTTATATGTCGGTCGTTGGAACATTATAATATTATTTTGAATCGCTAAATCAAGAGAGCGCAAGTCCATATTATATAAGGACAATATTTTATTTATCAGATCATGAGATAAATGAGATCCCAGCGGCGGCAGCTGAAGCAGGAGTAAACCCGCCAGCACCGGCGACAACAGCAGCTTTACCCGCACGCTTCAGCACTGATGCGCCCAGCTTATTAATTTCTTTCTGATTCTTCTTTGATTTTTTAGCAGTCTTTGCTTTGCGATCGCCAAACATCTTTACAGCAGCAGCGTCGCCGGATTTTTTCGCTTTTGCCTGCTTCTTGTTCTGCCGCCGCTTGCGTCTCTTCAGGTGACCCTTCTTGTCAGCATCACGGATTCCTTTCGCGATATCATCTATAATACTCATATTTATATATTTAGTCGAGAATAAATTTCAATTTCGTTTTTAGTTTTCATCAATTAACAATTCGTTATAGTTTCTGAAATATCGGAAATCCGAGCCCGTCCTTAACGATGTGTCTAATAGCAGAAAATCGTATCGGTCCTTATATGCGGCGTTCATTAACGATTCTGCCTGTGATTTGGACATCATCATATATTCTTCTTGGATTGTATTTATCTCACGCGTGGTCTTCGGCTTGAATAGAAATATTAGGTTCGCGTTGCTTCTCAATGCTGGCGACGCATCGGTTACCTTGTGCGTAACGATCCAAATACTTAAATTCAAGTGCCGCCGGTTCTTAATCAATTGATTTAATCGCTTTTCGTTTTCTTTCATCCGCAATTGTGATGATACATCGTCTAAAATCAACAGTGTATGCTTATTTTCTTCTACACCGTCTTCGGTCATAGAATCTATTAAATCGAACATATCTTCGGATATAGAATCGAATTTCTGATCGTCTGATATATTTTCTAATGGCGAATCTTTTATCGTGTGTGCACTGGGGCTAACCAGAATTATATTATCAAAAGCATTCCTATAACTTTTTTTATGTTTCTTGTCTTTCGTGGTTTTATTGCTCTTCAGTAGGTTAACAATGAGATTTGATTTTCCCGATCCACTCGCTCCCGATATGATATAAAAATGCGAAGTATCCATGAGAGGAGCGGCTACAGAACGGCCCTTAGCGTCTGTAATACATTTATCACATTTCATCTGTATTTTTGACACGGCTAAATCCTCATTCGGAACTTCTATGATTAAATACATTTTTATATTACTACTATATAAAAATGTATTTATTGATTTAGTTTCTCCATAAGGAGAATGTGTTTGGTTGTTTTACGGTGTTTTGTTAAACAATATTTTGCTACATCACAACCGCATTCGCAGGTTACTTTCTGTCGTCCTTTTTCTCTAAGTTCCTCTCTATGTTGCTCACGATATTGTTTCTTATATTCTCTAATTTCGTCTCTATTTTGCTCACGATATTGGTTCATTTTTTCCTTATGTTCATCTCTATTTTGCTCATACCATTGTTTCTTATATTCGGTATATTTGTCCTTATATTGCTCACGATATTGTTTCTTATATTCTGATAAAGCCAACCCAGTCCCACAAGATTTCATATTCAAATCAGC